TATGAGTATTTATCACTTTTTATTCTTAAGGAAGTCTCTTAATTGTAAGCCGGCTTCTACTACATCAGTTGCTTCAGGACTATCTGACTTAATTGAGCTAGTTCTTTTTAACTGATCAACTAAGCTGTTAGTAGTCATTGTCATTGCATCTTCGTCGCCTTCGTCTAGATCTTCAATACGCAATGTATCAGGATTAAACTTTAAGTCTACTTTACTGCCTACACCGCTACTTGACCGTGTTTTCATAAATTGTACTTGATATCTACCACGTTCACGCATAGCATTACTTGTAAAGATACCTACAACATTATCTGCTGTCTGAATTTTACTAATACCACCTGCAATATGTTGGTGATCAAATTCTATTTCTTCTACAGCACTTCTATTTAACTGCGATGCCGTAACCATTAATAAATTACGCTCTTGTGCAAGGTTACGCAGTTCTTCAGAAACAAACTTATCTTTAATAAATGTATTTTCAGCACTAATCTTTCCGCTTATAGGCATCATGAGATCTAAGTAATCAACTAATAAGCAGTCTACTTTTACACCGCTCTGTATTTCATACTCTCGTAAAAATGCTCTTAGATCGTTAGTAGTAATACCACTGTTCATGTACTTAACTCTAAACTTACCTGCTTTTTTACCTTTCATACGCACTTTTAAATCTACGTCATCGATATTTTTCATAATATCTCTTGCGGCATATTCACTAACCATGCCGTCTAAACGCATACTAATAAGTTGTTCACTAAGCTCTAAACTAATATATACAACATTAAGTCCTGCTAATGACCAGTTAACACCAAAGTTTTGTAAGAACAAACTCTTGCCTGCACCTGAACCACCAGCAAAGATTGTTATTTCGCCTTTGTTCAATCCACCAAATAACTTATGATCTATAGCTTTCCAGCCTGTGCTAACTGCACCACTTTGTGCTTTAATCCACTCTAATCTTTCTTTAGGATTTTCAAAGTATTCAAGACCTAAGTCTTTTACAAGACTAACTTCCATTGCACTTCTAATCTTTTGCTCTACTGTACCGTAATCTTGTTTTTCCAACAAGTCAGTACTTTCAATGATTGCTGTCTCCATTGCTTTGTGTCTACAGAAAGTTTCAAACTCATCCATAAACCAGCTTTGATGGTCTGGCGTTACATTTTCTATAGTTTCTAAGTTTAACTGGCCTACTGCATTAATCTGCTCAATAGTAGGTACAGAATTGTAATCTTTACTATGAGAAATTAATAAATCTACTGTAGGTCTAAACTTTCTACTAAATGCATCAGAATTTACAATGTTTTGACACCTAGCAAATAAATCGGCATCACTAATTAAGAACTGTATAAACAGTCGTTGTACGTCTTCGTTATATTCTGTAATTTCGCTCATCGTTGTGCTATTATGTTATCACGAGTTAATGTTTTAGCAACAAACTTACCGTATATGCTATGCCCGGCATCTGTTAATGTATTGCCGTTAAAATGTTCTTTTTGTAACACTTGCTTCGGCGTTGATAAGTAGTGATGTGTTTTAGTAACCATATAAGGGTGGAACACACTTCTTAATGCATCGCCGTCCGGAAAATGGTTTCCGTCTTTAATAATAATTCTCGTTGCCGCTGTAAATACTCTGCAATGTGAGATAATAGAATTAATTGCTTTAGCCTGCTCGTTGTATACTTCAGTGGTACCACGTAAATCTGTCCATGCTTGTAATTTTGCTTTTTGCTTTTCTACTAACTCTAAGAAATGATCTGTGGGATTGTTTCTTAACTCTTCATCAGCAATCCACGAATTAAATGTACTGCCACACACATTTACATGCGTACCGTATTCTGGAATCCACAATGTTTGATTATAAGGATCAGGAAATTCTATAACATACACAGTATTTTTAATAGCCTGTTCGCTCTCTTGCTCATCTGGTTGCCCTAATGATCTAATATAGCCGTAATACGATTGTAACATACCTTCTGAACTTTTATAAGGTTCTGCTGAGTTGTGATAATTATCAAATTGTCTTACTAATTGTGTAGGCCAAGCTGTCTCTCCTAGAGACCATTCTGTGCCATCAACGTATAAATTCTGTGCCATATATCTTTTTCCCTCAATAAGTACTTATTCAAAACATCCTAGATTTTACTTTAATCTTGATTGTGTTAGCCGTTGCATTTTTTACAATACTGTTAATAGTTGCTAACCTTCCATATTTTAAAACAGCATCTGCGGCATCATTACAATCTGGATGCCAATCTGGAAAACTTACTTCCCAGCCAAGTGCTAATGCTTGATCAATTAACTCAACACCAGCTTCGTCTTTGTCAGGACATACTATAACACGTTTGTCTAACTTGTCAATTAAATGTGCTTGTTCTGGTGTTACGTGGTTACCTTGTACTGCTACGCCATCAATCATAATAGCATCAAACACACCTTCTGTTACAATAACAATCTCTCTATCATTGTTTGCAAATGCATCAATGTTGAATACATATCCACTAGGCATGTTATGTAAATACTTTGGGGTTTCTTTATTAGGTGGATTAATATGTCTCGCTGTCCAGCCAATTAATTCGCCGTTGTAAGTAAAAGGTACAACAACACGTTTTCTATTTGCCATATCGTTGATATGCAGTAGTGGATATAAACCTAGTATGCCTCTATCTCTTGCATATTCTTTAAGAGCATTACCGTCTGGTAACGATTCTATCATTTGGCTACCTTCTGGTAACTCAATAGTTTCAAATGCTTTAAAATTATAAACATACTCTGTGTCGTCAGTGTCTTCTAACAACTCGCTGTTCTGCATAAGTGTTATTTGTACATCATGTATTGTTTTAGAATCAGCCCCCAACTTGTCTGCTAAGTCTCTGTACTTTTTACCTAAATGAGGACTAGGACTCCAGCCAGTTGTGTATGCACAATTAAAACAATGAAAACTTATTTTAGAACCACCGAGGATAATACCAGCACGATGCCTTGTATCGGAACACATCGGACAGTTGAAAGTCCGCCAACCACTTGGAGTAGTATTTGTTCGTATAGGTAAGTTATCTAGCAGTAACTTATGTACTGATTCTACAATATGTTCGACCATGCATAATTATAGCATAGAATCAATAAAAGTCAACTAGTTTCTTAATAAAACTTTGGCAAGATTTGACGTATCTGCACTTACTGTAGGCTTACTTACAACCCTAATCCAGTTAGCACTAACAGTAAATGTTTCATGTCTAATTTGTGTATTGGCTGTCATGTCAATGTTCTTTACATTAAACCAATCTGTGCTTACATCACTTGTTGCAGGAGAGCCTGTAATACAACTTGCTTGAACTGTAACTTGTCCTGTGTAAGCCGCTGTTGGGTAAACTGCAATAGTATGCTGTGAGTTTTGGAAGTTCTTTGCTAGGTTGCCAAACATTGCATTAGATACAAAAGTGTTAGCCGCATCTCCTTCATCTGTATCTGCTGTTTGGAAAAATGTTAGGTCTTGTTGGGTAGCAACAGGATCTTGGACAACTTGGTCAGAGACTTCTATCTCCATATTAGCATTTCCTTGTTGGTCGCTAAATAATGGTAGGCTGGATTGGTCTGATGAATCGTTCTTAACGATATGCATCTGATATAATCCTCTGCCTAAGTTTTGTAAGTCGCCATCGGTTAATACTAATTTCACAACGCCGACATCAGAGGTATGTTCAAGTAACTTAGTTACTACCCTCGCTTTAGTTGTCGGAGATACTATATATGCATATAATGTATCTGCAAAAACGTTGTACTTTTTTCTGTCCTTGTTGGTGATGCTGAATAATAATTCATTGTTAACACCTTTATGGACTTTTAATTTTCTACTGTTCATAGGTCTGTTATCCAAAGTTATTGATGTATCAGTTGACACTAAATCAATCGTAGTGTCATAAGAATACAATTTTGAGGTAAAGTTGCTCATAACTGTATTTATCAAAAAATTAATATGGTAAATACAGTTACATGACAGAAGCAACAAGCGAAATTGAATTCTTAACGGGCATTAGATATGCTGGCGCAGAATACGTCGGGATTATAGTAAATGCCGATAATCAGATACTCACGTTCTATGATGCTGATCAGATCAGCAGTAGAGAGCTTAAGAAAGAATTTCTTGCACTCGGTGAGATATGGTGGTGGGAATCTAACCGTATGTTACCTATCGATGTATTTTTACATCACGAAATGAGAGTATTTCGTCCTTTCCTTAAAACGTTTGCTATGAAAGATGTTGAGATTTTGTTTGGACCAGTTACAAGTCTACAGAATTTAATTAAGAAAAGAGTTAAAAGACGTTCAATACAATTAGTCAGAAAGACAGATTAATTAACCTTCACACAACAAGTTAAGTTGTACTTTAATTGCCACAGCATATGAATAAGAATGTGATTTCTTAAAGAAATAGATATCATCTTGTGGTTTAATCCAAACATCAGCTTCAATCTCTTCCCAGCTTTTACCAACTAAATGTCTTTTGCCTGGTCTAATCATAGCAAGTATCATTGCTAACTGGTCTATGTTTGTAGGTGGGTGTTGTTTTACAATACCAAAGTGATTGTTTATGTGAAACAACTTTTCTACTATGTCTTGGTGCTCAAATAGTTCCCACATAACTTCATCGTTTAATAACTTTTCTAAATGTGCTTCATCTCTAACATCTTTATAAATGCTGTTGTTTAGTACATCAAGTTTAAACCAACCATCTTCTTCTGCTTGTTTATGATCTATCGAGCTGTAGGATTCTATTGGAAAGAAAGGAATGTTTTGTAGATATACCCCTGTGTTGTGTTTTGTAAATTGTTCTTCTTTACAAATACTTGCAGGCGTATGTTGTATTACATCTAACAGTTTATCCCTGTTAAACATATCTATATCTACATCAAAATCAAACTTCATTATATAATGTCAGCCATTTGATCTGCTAAATCTCTAAACCATTGAGTATCATGTCCTTTAGTTGTTTCTGCCGCAGTACCTAATCTAATACCACTTGTTTCTATAAAACTTCTAGGATCATTTGGAATGCCATTTTTGTTTACAGTAATACCATTCATCTCTAATATGTTTGCCGCAGACTTACCGCTCATTCCTCTGTTTGTTAAATCAAGTAATATTATATGCGAATCTGTGCCATCTGTCAAGCATTTAAATCCATTTGCTGTAAGTTGTTCTGCAAATGCTTTTGCATTAATAACAACATCTTGTGCATACATACCAAAACTAGATGTGTTTGCTTCGACAAAGCATTGTGCTTTAGCGGCAATCATATTCATTAAAGGTCCGCCTTGTGTGCCTGGGAAGATTGCACTATTAATACGCCTAGAATATTCTTGGTTGTTCCATAGTATAATACCCCCTCTAGGACCGCGTAGCGTCTTGTGTGTTGTACTTGACACTACATCAGCGAACTGTATAGGGCTAACGTATGCTTTACCGGCTACTAAACCGGCGTAATGTGCCATATCAACGAATAGTATTGCGCCTATTTCATCTGCAATCTCTCTAAACTTTGCCCAATCCATCTGTCTAGGATATGCACTAGCACCTGCTATAATCATTTGAGGTCTAACTTCTTTTGCTTGTTCCATTATAGCATCGTAGTCTAAATACCCGTCAGCGTTTACGCCATAATGATGTGCTTGATAAATTTTGCCTGAGATATTTGGAGCACTACCGTGACTTAAATGTCCACCACTTGCTAAATCCATTCCGAGTATTTTATCACCTGGTTCTAAAAATGCTTGGTAAACTGCTGTGTTGGCATTCGCTCCACAATGTGGTTGCACATTAGCAAAGTTACAACCAAATAGTTTAGTAACTTCATCAATTGCCATGGATTCAATTTCATCCATATGATCGCAACCGTTGTAATATCGTTTTCCTGGATAACCTTCTGCATACTTATTTGTAAATATACTTCCACTTAATTCCATTACAGCATCGCTGGCATAGTTTTCACTTGCTATAAGCTCAATTGTGTTGTTTTGTCTAGACGTTTCTCTACTGAGAATATCTTTTATTCTTTGATCCATGTCGATATTTACCTAACTAGTGAGTTCTCTTATTTGAAATAAGAGTCGATCTACTTCTGGGTCATTTAGACTACGAATAACATCATCAGTAAGTGGTGAAGAGTAGCAAAGTTCATCATTGTATAAAACTGCAACTTCCCAGAGACCTTTAATAGGCTCCCTAGAAAACACACCTTCTGTTACAAATGTGTCTTTATATTCAGGAATAACACTTGCCCCATATCCATTAGGAAACTGGTAAACCTTTTGTTTGCCGTTACCCCAGAGACCGTTCAAGTGTTTGTTAGTCTCAACTAAAAATGATTTGTTATCGCTCATGTTCCGAATCCTAACTGACCTTTCAACCAATCATTTAGTTCTTGCTTTTCTTTATCGGTCATTAGTGGTCCCGTTTTCCATTAAACACACATACAAAATAAAGTCCTAAGTGTCCTGTGTTATAGACCTTATGGAACTCCCCGTCTTCAATGAGAACGCAATCGCCTTCTCTAACATTTAACTTTGTATTATTAACTTCCATTTCACCTGAGCCACGTATAAACATGTAGACTTCTTCCTGTCCTTTATGTGTGTGCCCGGTAGTATGTTGATTAGCTCTTAAAAATGTACTGCTCAATACTAAGTTGTTTAATAGTTTGTTATCTTTCAAGAGATAGACGCTATTATCTTTAATAACTTTGCCGCCTATATCATCAATACTAACTACTTGCATAACAAACTCCTTACGGTTTTTCTCCTGATTCTTCTAACCTTTTAGCATCCTCAATATCATCTGATTCATCATGTTCAGTTGGATGATAAATTGGTTCTAATTCTTCTTGCATTTTTTCTGATTCAGTCCATGCGTTGAGCTTTTTGAGCTCTTTGTCTACAATCTTCTCGAGCACCTCTAGGTCAGGCATAGAGTCACGGTCCTCTTCATCCATGATCTTTCTCTCTGGATTTTTTTTACCTAAACTTTTATTAAGATCTTCTGAATTCATATTACAGTTTTTCGCCTACTTCGAACCCCCTGAACGTTTTGAAGCGTGGGAACCTAAGACTCCAAACATCATCAGCGTCTTGACTTTGTGTAGCCGCATCAGCTCTAATTTCAACTAACTGGCCAATTACTTCATCTTTAACTGCCCAAACATCCTTACGCATGTCGTCTGTTAATCCGCTACCAACATTAAGATGGAAATCTTTCCCATCATCGTTGCCTTCAACAATAAACGCACCAAGCATATCAGTATTTTTACCTGTACCCTCTTCAACGCCTACTACTGTAAGTGTAACTTCAATAAACGGCTTGATCTTTAACCATGCATGTGAACGTTTACATTTATATCCATCATCCGCGGGTTTAATCATTAGACCCTCATAGCCTTCGTCTAACGCAAGTTTGTTCATCTCTTTGAACTTTACTTGTCCTTCGTCTAAGTCAAGGTTAACGAGCGTTGCTTCAACTAATTGAATTCTATGGTTAAACGAGCTACTCAACTGAGTTAGCCTATCACGTCTATCAATAGCAGACATCTTAGTGCCGCCTTCGTTAAATTCTTCAAGTGTTAGCATGTCAAATACTGCTAGGTATGAATCCTCGGTCTGAGCGCCTTCTTTCCTATGCACTTGTCTCATAAGTGTCTGGAAGTCTTCCGACATAACTTCACCATCAAATACTAAGCCTTCAAACTCTGGCTTACTTAATGCTTCGTTAATGTGTGGGAAGTTTTCTAGCAACTTACCATTACGTGAATATAATGTAGCATCACCGTTTTTAACAATAGCAATAACTCTAACGCCATCGTATTTGTATTCAATATAACATACTCCAGCAATCTTCTTAGGATGTTTAGCACCGTCATGTGCTAACATACAACCAAATAGTGGAATAGTATCTTTCTTTACTTTGTTAAACAGTTTAGCACCAGTACCACAACGTAGGTCTTTGATAAGAATCCTACGGTACCAATCGTTCCATTGGTCAATGTATGACTCGTCTGCTAATTCTTGTATAGCATCACGAGCCGCATGTCCAGTTAACTGTCTTGCAATTAACTTGTCTGCAAGTTCTACAAATTGTTCCCATTCAACACCTGTGCCTTGCGTGTCTGTGATAGGCACTTGCTTAACACCAAATGTTACAAGAGGATCAAGACACATTGTAGCACCAGTAATAAACTGCTCATTGTTGATGTTATCAGCAAGTACTGATTGCTTGAATAGTGAACTGTTATCGCTCTCTAACTGTTGAATTATTTTGTGTGGTGTCATGATGTCACCCCGTCTATTTCCCAATTGCCGTCATTGTAATCAATGCCTGTTCTACTAGAAACACTTTTAAAAACCCTATCTTCTAATAGGTAACTTTTAACATGGTCTCTGCTTTCATCAGCGGCTAAACTAGCCAGCCACCATATTGCTTCGAGACTCGAAAGTGGCTCAGAAGCAGGAATGTCTGTTGCTAAATGGGTTAAATTTAAAGTAAATTTCATAAAATCCTCCTACAAATTAATTAACTTATGTACATATTATAGCAAATATTAGCTATTTGTCAACCATTAAAGTGTACTGTTTGTGGTGTATATCTCAATATCCGCACCATTTGTAGTGTTTAAAGTGTGCATAATTAGGTCTACAGTACCGTTATTGTCTATATCGTGCATAAACCCAGCAGTATCCTTATGCAGATTGTTAACTTCGTTAGCCTTCGTGTACGCCAAGTATGCCTGGGTTAATCCATTCTGCATACAATCCGTTTTTGTCAAGAATATCAACTACAATTTGGTTAACACCAAACAGTCCAAAGCCTTGATCATAGTAATCGGCCCATTGAGTTGAATCATTGTATTCTGCACTAATACGGAAAAACCTATCGTCGCCATAGTCGTCGCCTTCTATAACTGGTGCACCGAGGTTTTTTAAAGCAGTAAAAGCCTTTTTATAATTACGTTGCATTTGTTAAACGGCTTCTATCATTGAAAGCGGAACATTGTAACTACCTTGCGGAAGTTGGACAATTGCTTTCTTGATGTTTATTTTTGTAACAGTACCCAAAGTTTTTTTAGTCTTTTGGACAACGTATACTTTATCACCAATTGAAATACTAGTTTTAGCATTCATCACTTTCACAGCACTAATATAAGCACCAAGTTCGTTAAGTTCTGCTAAACTAAAGTTACCACTTTGAATGGCTTTTTTAATATCTATCATGTTCATATAAAAACTCCTACCTTTTTATTTAATATACAACTATTATAGCAAATATCTAGTTTTTGTCAACCGCTTATTTGCTATCAGTAATAGTGTATCGTTTTAAGTCAATGCCTAATCGTGCCTTTAGCATGTTATCCAGGATAGGCAAGTAACCATTATAAAATGCAGTAGCTTCTTCAAAATTTAATTCTATATCAAATTCGGCTACTGTTGAAGGTCGTGTGTCAGCTCCACTAGTGTTATTAAGCCAGTCAGCAGTAAATGTATTACCTGGAACAGGGTCGATACGTTTTACTGATATCATCATTGCAATCATCCTTATAGTCTATGTTGTGTGTAAATTCTACTAGATTTTACGCAAATAAGTTATGCCATGTGTAAATTAGTTAGTTTATTACTTGCACAATGTAAGCGGGTTTAGTTGGATCAATGATTAGATCTAGATTTGAAACTGCTATTGGCATACCTGGGCGCCATCCTTTAGCACGATCATATTGGTTGAAGTGCTCAACGAATGCGGCTTCTAGTTGTACTTCTTGTTGTGTATCAATGCAAAGCTCTTGTCGTATAGTAGGCATATACTGCTTCTCTTTTGCGTAAGTAAGTGTATATTATACTACAATACCAGTTTTTGTCAACCGTTTTAGGCTAAATAGTCATATAATGTCCAATAAAACTCCCAATAAAACTTTTATTTTTCAGGCGGATGCTGTGGTTTGTATAGATTGTTGGGGTATGCCAGTATGGAATACCTTAGACTTTGATAGTCATGCAGACTTCACTGCTAAACATTTTGAAGCATATTTGAATGATTTTTTAAAAGGATTTGAACCAGCACTAAACAGATACTGCTTTGATACATTTATAAGTGCAACATACAAGAATGGCGGACTAGAACAAGAACCTGGCTTTTCTCCACTGCATAAAAGATACAAGTACAATTGTAATCCTGAGTGGGTAATGTTACATGATGCACAAATGAAAGATATAGTTAGTATGGTTCCGAAGAATGGTAAAATAATTGTAGGTGGCGGATCATGGGGTCACTGTTCTCATAATAGACCAGTTGGTATTAGGAACTTATTAAGAGAAGGCTTTAGAGTATTTACTAATAGCCATTTAGTATTTCGTGAATCGGAAGCCATTAACTATACCTATGAAGGCAATCATGGCGCATTGCCTCTAGAATACTTCATATTGGACGATATACTATGGTCCAGATGCTACGATGAAGGTCATTACTACGATCACTTATATGAAGGAATGATACACCCTGGCATACCTACAAAAAATACTTAGATCGCGTTGTTTTTAAAATCTTCTGCTAATGGGAATATTTTAGTAATAGCATCTGCTACAGCATGAGCTAATTCCATGTGTTCTAATTGTGTTCCATTAGCACCACGTAACTCTATATAATGTATCCAACTACGCAACGTACCATTAACGTACAGGCGGCTTAACGTGTTTCCTTCAGGTAGTACTACTCTGGCCTGCTCTTTAGCAATACCTTTGCTTACAGCGAAGTTGTATGCGTCTAAGGCGGCGTCTATAACTCGTTGTTGCCTGTTTTTCCATTCGCCTTGAAGTACGGAATGTCCATCCATCTCAGGATCAAGTTCAATACTGTTTTGTCTATTAACAGGATCTTGCAATCGTGCTTGTCTAATTTCAAACGACAAGTCTTTTGTTGGATCTGCATAACGCTGACTAAACTCTTGGAAACTAAAACTTCTATGCCTTAGCAATTGCCTAGCGATGTCCCTAGTTGTCTCTATTTCCAAACATGCTGAAACCATTTCTAGTGGGCTCCAATGTTTGTGCTTCATAAGATACTTAACAAGTTTTTCATTTGTTTCTTTATTGTTTTGATTCTCTGGATTGCTTACTCTTGCACAATAGGCAATCAAGTCTAATGCTGACTCGTTATAATCTGGTGCTTGGCTGTGACTAATAATCTTTACTTTCATATTCCTGCTTCCTTACATGTGAATTGTATTCTTTCTACTTCTTCTGGACTCTTAGCAAAAACGCTTAACCAAAACTTTGCTTCAATAATATGATTAACCATACCAATTTGCTCATTGTTAAATCTAGTTAATAATGACCCACCTGTCTCACTTAAATAAAGTAACCAAGGAGAGATTTTTGCACTACGCAAATCATATACTGCTCTTGCACTACTTACTGTATTAAAATAGTCTTGCCAATCGCAGTTGTTTTCTTCACCCCATGTTGCTAGATACATAATGTTACGTTCTAACGCTCGGAGACCTGATTCTTTTCTAACATACTGCAACAAGAACTCATCATACACAGAATCCTTACTCCAGTCTGCTAACTTCTTTGCTTCATTAATTAACCAAGCGGCAAACTTCTCAGGTTCTAAGTAATCATTTAACACACAACTCCTACCAAACTTCGTAAACCCTTCATAGTACTGACTACGAATAAAGTCTTCCATTGATTTACTTTTAGTTGCAGAAGTGTTTAACTCATAAAACAGTTGAAACACTCTATAACCTAATCTAATGTGTGTTAGGTCTTTGTCTGCCCAACGTCTTTTTTTAGGACACATATGGACACTCAAAGTTCTGTCAGATTTAAACCCTTTGTTACACCACTTGCATTGTGGATTACTTTCCGAAGATGTCTTTGATTGTTTTGTCGTCATATCCGTTTGCCTTTGCAAAATCTTTTAAATCGTCTTTACTGTTTATACTTAGCATTAGCTCTAGTTCGTCGCTCTTAAGATGTGGGTAAACACTTAGTATAAATGCACTTACTTTATCCTTTTTCTTTCTACTGTTTGGTGGCTTAATGTAAGGGTGGAACTCAATCTTGCCTGTGCCACATGCACTTAATAGTAACCACTGCAACTCTGGATGCTTATAAATATCTTCAAAGTCTTTGTTTACTAATTCATTAACCATAAACAAAAAGTTTGGAGCGTTTTTTCCTTGAACACTACTAGCATACCTCATCATCATCCAAGTACTAAATGCTTTTTGCTTTTCTGGAGTTAATTGATTATACCAGCCTTTGTTTCTCTTGTCCAAAGCCGCCATAACTTCTTTTAATGGTAATGCTGGTGCCTTCTTAGCCATTCGTTAATCTCTCATACTGTTCAATGTAATGTGGTTCTCCATTAGCAACATTCTCATGCCAATCATCTTTAGATTCTTCGTTTGCATTATCACTTACATACTTGTAACAATGAAACTTTATATCTCTGTCTGCTTTAATAACTGCTTTTGCAATAGCATAGGCTTCCATATCAACAACATCTGATTTTATTGTTAAGTCAGAATCTGTAACAAAGTTGTCGCCTGTGCTACATATTAATGCATCATACTGAAAGCAAATTGTCGTGTAATGCTCAAAAGGAGTTATACCTTCTTGTACTCCCATCGGTTGACATAACATATCACGTTGTACAAAATTACCTACATGATGTAGTCCGCCTAAATCATGCGTTATTCCGCCCACCGTTCCAAAATTATATACATGCTCACATTCCGGATAACGTTCTAATAATGTTGCTGTTGTGACTGCCGCATTAACCTTACCTACTCCTGTAAAAAATACGTTGTCCCATTTAGCCATTGCAGGGGCTTCTTGCTCTAATGCTATCAAAATTATATCTTTAATACTATTCACCTTCGAATTCAATTAGTTTATTTACGTTATATCCTTGTTCTTTTATTATAGCACACCCACCCAGATCGGGCAAGTCTATTACTGCAAGTATTAGTATATTTTCTTTAGGCACATTAAAACATTCGTGTACTAAATCCGCACAGGCTAGTGCTGTTCCACCTGTTGCAATTAAATCATCTATAATAACAATATTGTCGTGCTCAGTTATATCTGTAACCTTTTGTATTTCTAAACTTGTACTTCCGTACTCTAGATCAAAATCACGTTTATATGTTTCGTTTGGCAACTTGCCTGGTTTCCTTGCCATTACAAACGGAATACCTAAGTCTCTGGCAATTGGTGCTCCAAAAACAAATCCTCTACTTTCAATACCAATAATTTTAGTAGCATTCATAGATAATGATGTTAAATCCATCAATGCTTTATTAAATGCTAGTGGTTCTTCTATTAGGCTAGTTATATCTCTAAACTGTATACCTGGAATAGGAAAGTCTGGAACAGTTCTTATGATTTTTTTCAAATCAATATCATAACTGCTCATAATTTCAAATCTACTTTTTCCCAAGGCATTTCTTCTTTACCAAAGTGCCCATAGTTTGTTGTTTGTGTTAAATCTAAATCAAATAAATTAAATCTATCTATAATTCCTTTAGGAGTTAGATCAACATTATCACGGAAGTAATCTGCAAACTCTTTTCTTACAATGCCATCTGCATAAACATACAAACTAGTTGGCTCTTTAACACCAATAGCATAACTAAGTTGTACAGTACAATTTTCTGCTTTACCGTTTGCTACAATGTTCTTTGCCAAGTAGCGAGCCATATATGCGGCCGATCGGTCGACTTTAGTACAGTCTTTACCGCTAAATGCACCCCCACCATGTGGAGCATACCCCCCATAAGTATCAACAATAATTTTACGTCCAGTAACACCAGTATCTCCATCGGGTCCTCCAATAACAAATTTTCCTGTAGGGTTAATTAACCATTCAGTGTGTAGTAAATCTACTTTATCTTTAACCACCGGCAATATAATATCCATTACACGGTCTCTAACTTCTTCTATAGATATTTTCCAGGAATGCTGAGTACTACACACAATAGTTTTAATACTCACTGGCTTCCCAATGTCGTCATAATAAAAAGTAACCTGTGCTTTACTATCTGGACCTAACCAATCTGCGCCTTCAACGGTTCTAGCATTATCTAATGCTTCAAGTATCTTATGACTGTAATAAATTGCACTAGGCATATAGTTTGATGTTTCGTTACAAGCATAACCAAACATTAACCCCTGGTCGCCTGCACCAAAGTCATCAGTTCCTAAAGCAATGTCTGGTGATTGTCCGTGCAATTCATTGTATACTCTTAAATGCTTCCAATGAAAACCATCTTGCTCATATCCAATTTCTCTAACCGTGTGTCTAACAATTTTTTCAATTTCGTCTTTGTCGAACCTATCGCTTTTATATTCGCCTGCTACAGTAACCATATTAGTTGTTACTAGTGTTTCTACAGCCGCCCTGTGATTAATGTTGCCTGCAATTAAGTATGTTGCTACAGCATCACTAATTGCATCTGCTACCTTGTCTGGGTGTCCTCTACTAACACTTTCGCTAGTGAATTCATACATTAAATTAAATCCCCTATTTGAAAATCTTGTACCTTGTTTAGCTCTTTAACAAAGAATACACACTTAGGACATTTCTTATCTTCTAGTGGTACTGCTAGTAAGTGACCATGTTTAAGTTTAGGAAAGAACCACTTAACATCTTGATAGATGTTTGTAATTGTAATATCTAAACTGTCTGGTATTCTATTACTCATTGGATTCATTGATAATGCTCTGAACCCTCTATTGTTTAAACTTGCTAACGGAATAGTTTCAACCATTCCCATATCTTCATCACACAAAAGAATGCTCCAGTCCATTGGCATTTGAACTTTATGTTCGCCTATCTGTAAACAGATTGCAGGTGCATAAAAACTTTCTAAGAATATAAGCGGAAGGAAGTAAAAATCTACCCACTCCTTGTCACTGGCATCTAAGGCACAATATCTTAAATCGTCTATTTGTTCAGGTACCGTATCAAGCTCGTACGGATAATCATCCACTGTTAGTATTTTCATTTATATTCCACCTTTGTAATTGTGTGCCTAAATTCTTGTTCTTTATAAAACTGCTTTCTTTTAGTAAGATGCCGTTTACTGTACTTCAGGTCACTTGTGATATCTATCACGTTAACATAATCTTTGTCTTGTGCTTTACGAATACCTCTACCGATACTTTGTATAACACGAACAAAACTCTTCCCAGGTTCCAACATAACTAGATTAAAAATTCTAGGAATGTTAATACCAACTGCCGCTACGCCATAAGTCGCAACAATAACTTTGTTATCCATTTCGGATATTTCATCATACTCTTCTTGTCTATCTTTAACTTTCATTCCTCCAGAAACAAATGTCCAATTTGGATTCTGTTCTGTAAAGATCTCACCAGTTCTAATTCTATCAATAAGTACTAGTGTGTTACCATTTTTAGACAACTGGTCTATTACAGTTGAGATATGTTTTAATCGTACCTCATCAGTTGTTAACCATTTCAACTCTTGTGCATAACTATTGAAACCAGCTGGAGCATCTTTCATTTGAAGTATGCTTATATCCAAGTCTGCCAACACACCCATGTCTTGTAATTCTTTACTACTCAACCTTCCTACAACAGGGCCTAATGCACATGTACATGCTACTGCTTCATGGTCATCTTTGGGTATGGTTCCTGTTAGTCCCCAACGTATAGGTACATCTTTAAACATACCACTAAGTTGTTCTCTGAGAACGTCTGCTTTTGCTTTATGAACTTCGTCAACCATAATGCAAACTACTTTATCTAAGAATACATCTAAGTCAACTTCAGCCTCGCCAGCTTTTGTTTTCTTTTCTAATACTGCAAGACTTTGCCATGTGCATATTGTGTGGGTTTTGTCATATTGTTTTCTATCACCAAACAACACTCCTACATCAAGTCCTAAATTCTTATAATCTTTTTCTGTTTGTACAACTAAATCTTTATTAGGTACAACAACAATTGTTCTACCATACGGTTGACACTTATGACTAAGTACTGCGGTTACTAATGTCTTGCCTGCTCCTGTGGCTACTTGCTGTAAGCATTGAGGGTTATCCAAGAAGTCATTAATTACTTTAACCTGATAGTCTCGCAATATAATAGGCATGCCTTCTGCTGGATGCTTTTTAGGCCAAGCAGTATCATCATAACTAGTTGATTCAACATGCTCAAAGTTAAATGACCAAGCCGCTCGATTATCTTCAACGTCAACTGTGTAACCTTCTTTAGTAATAATAGGCAGTAAGCGATCTAATAAATTTATATAAGACCTACCACCTATATCACAAAATCTAACACACCCGTCCCACCTTCCTAACTTGTAGGCTGGCATGTGATAAGCATAAGGCAAGAAGTATTTAGTTTCATCAGAAATCTTACGCCTAGTTTTAACATCAAGTCCTTTGAACCTAATGTTTACTTCGTCTTTAATTTCCAGAGTTACATTTACCATATGCTTAATTATACACTACTTATATACTACTGTCAATAAGAAACTTCTTCCGCCGGCTCCAAAGCCTGGGAGGACCTCATACTCATCATCAAATATGTCTTGTACATGTATTGCTATATTGAATTTACCAAATTCTTTAGACACATTAAAGTCTAAAGACTGAATGTTATCTAATGACTTATCGTATACACTAGGCATTCTATCTCTCATTGTAGAATGAGTGAAAGTATATTTATACGAACCTACTGTAAAAAATGCATCAATAGCACTTTTCCATTTTGGAACCCTAGGTTGATCAGAGTCTGTATACCCTATCATAATGTTCATGCCACCGTATGGCAAGGCAACTGTCTCCATGACTCTAACACCTTTAGTAGAGTAACTACCTGTGTTAACATACTGTTGGTTCTCATAACTAATGCCTTCGCTAAAGTTATATGAAAATACACTTATACCGTTGTAACCTAATTCGCCACCTATTGCTTCTTCTGGCAATAAGCCTGAATTTGGTTTTACCCAGCCGTCTCCATACTGTTGATATAAAGTAGGGTTAGAATAACTAGTACCTAAGTTACCAAAGAAACCATTCTTTTCAAAACCTGCTCTAAGTACCGTTGCATCACTAGAAACTCTTAGACCAATATCAAATGCACCTGTGTTTGTTAATAAGTAAACGCTGGAGTTGTTTTGTTCTTTGTCATTGTACTCTGCTTGATCTAATGTTACACCATATGTAATTGTTGCACCAGTGAAATGTTTAGAGTCCCTAGCGTCAACGTAGACCCTACTAGCTTCGTTTACAGTAGTTTGGGTGCCGTTAGTATAGTAGTTAGTATTATTAAACGTGTAACCGAATGTAACGTTGTCGTTCCTTGCACTTACTGTACCTCTTTCACCTTGTTGAGTACAATCGTTACTTGGCACAAATATACGCAGAGTTGTATACTCTGGATAACAATTATCATAATCGTATTCATAATCAGTGTACGACATTACAACATCTAATATGCCTGCATCAAACATTGTTTTAACTGATGTATTACTATAAAAATCATCCTCTTCGTTATCTGTTTTAACACTTCCGTTATTAACATCAAAAGAAGTAATACTAAAGCCTAGATCTTCTTTGCCATACTGGACGTTTAAAAAGTCATGTTCATCGCCCCACCTAACTGTAGTACTTGTCTCAAAAGAATCAGTAATAAAAACTGCTCCGCCAAGCGAACCAGAACCATACGCAACACCGTTTGGTGCAGTTACAACTTTAACTGTTTCTGATCCTGTTGCTAAGTCATGTGCAAAGTCATACCAGCCTGACCCTGAATCATTTGCAGGAATACCATTAACAAATATAGTCGAATGAGATGTTTGTGTGCCTCGCTCGTTGTATAATGCGGCGCCGCCGTATCCACCTGGGTTGTCTGGTCTTGCTGGTAAAACTATCTCTATTAATGAGACTTCTTGTGTTGGATCGGAATCTGTTTCTACAACTGTTGCTCCAACAACAACAACTTCTTCTATCTCGTCTGCCCAAACATTTGTTGGGACGCCTATCACTATTAGTATACTTAGTGCGGTCAATAATATTTTTTTCATCTTTCCTCTTTAGTTAATGTTAATAATAAAAGGAACACTAGCATAATTGCTAGTGCTCCAGTCGAGTTATAAGTTTAGTGTGGGAGAACTAAAAATCTACAACTCTTTTCATACAGGTGGTGGTTGCTAAGTCCTTCCAAGTGTCCGGGGACATTTGTTTTAAATCAGAAACCTTAAGTACCATCCTTAATGAAATCTCTCTCAATCTAGTCTGCTTGTCGACCATAAAGTCTACAACTTCTTTATTCCCTTCATCACCAAAGTTGTATTCATCAAGCATACCATCTCTAACAATTTGATTGATTCTTAAAAATCTATCATTAACACTACCCATTTCTAGATCAATGTAATGACACCTGGACATAAGAGCCGCTAAGTGATCTTTAATCTTCTTGCTACGAACGTTTTCAAAATCAACGTTAGTAATAAAGATACAACCACCTTTAAACTCAAATCTATCAGGAATCCCTTCTCTACGAAGTGCTTGTGATTCTGCCTTCCAACTAATAGTTCTTTTCTTGCCTGAGTCAAGTACTGCTTTCAACATGTTCAAGCAAACTTCATCAAACAACACACTATCACAGTCATCAAATACAAGTATGTTACCTGCGGCTGAATTGTTATATAGTGTCTGGAACAAACCAATTGGTGTCATAGACCCTTTAACAATTTCTGTTCTCGGTGCTTGGTTAGAGAGTTTTGTCATCATGTCATACTCTTCCAACACTTTTTCTACACCAAAACTTTTACCAACTCCTGGAGGACCACTAACAATAAGTCCGCGGACTACACCGTTAGCAACTGCATCAGTCATTTGGTCTAAAATCTCAAACCTTTTTGCAATACGGTCAAGTGCTTCTTCGTCTGTTTCAGCAACTACTTCTTCAGCAACTACTTCTTCAGCAACTACTTCATCAGCTGGAACGTAACTTACGTCATTCTCTGATTCAATTAAAACGCGGATTGCTTTTTTACTTGGATCAAGAATTTTGCTGGCATCAACTGTTACGAACATGCCTTTCTTGCCATACTGTATTGGTTTAACCAAAGGAAATACAGTATCCATAATTGGAGCGTTTCTGTATGTACCTTGGAATATTCTTACTTTATTTGTGTTTGTCATATTTGCCTCCCACAGCAATTATTTAATTTACTAGTATATTATAACATCGATTTACTATTTGTCAACCATTCAGTTGAACTAGTTAAAATCTTTGTTTAATTCCTAACTATCCAACTATTATAGCAAGAATCTAGTATTTGTCAACCGGTTTCTAGTACTACAGTTGCTAAAGAGTGCATATTTGTGTCTGAAATAGTGACATGAGTGCTAGTAATTTGCTCATTTTCCATCAATTCTTTGAGCTTTCCTAGGGGTGTTAGCACGGGTTTTCCTAGTGAATCTCTATGTATTTCCATGTTTGTAAAGATAACTTCGTTCCTAATACCAGTGCCAAATGCCTTAGAGATTGCTTCTTTGCATACATATTGATTTGCTAAGTATTTGATTGCTTTAGATTCTGACAGATTTTTAAACACATCATACTCATATGCTGTTAGCACTTTTAATGCTAAGTTAGTGCTTCGTTTGTAATCACTTAGTCTACTAATCTCTAAGATGTCGTTTCCGATACCATAAATCATATAATATTACTCAATAACAATGTCTTCCATACCTGCTGTTCGCAGTCTGGTAATGTGTCCAATTTGCCATTGCTTGACATCTAGGCCTTTCATAATACCGAGGTATTGATTACGCAATAGGCTAAATTGATTAGTAAGGTGTGTTAGGTCAATTACATCTTGTTCACTGTCAACAAACTTTTCAGCATCTCTACTGGATAACGCTCTATTGTAACTTTCTAAATACTTACGGAATGTAATAGAACGTACTTTACGAAGTTCTATGTTAAGGTGTTCGAGGATCGCTTCGATCTCTTGTAACTGATTAAAGCGATACTCGGTAAGTCCAGGAAGGGAGGAACTAGCTTTTTCTAGGCTCCCTTTGATCCTGCACTCGAACCTGGCTTCTGATAGTTCTTTTTCAAAATAAGTAATACTGTCAACAATACTACCTAAATCTCCAACAACTTTATTATACCATGTAGCCATTTCTTTCTTCCTTAGTACTCTGCATCGTCTGAGTCATCATCTTCGTCGTAACCTTCATCATAAAAGTTAACGATTGCCGCCTTCATTGATTTATCAAACTCATGAGCGTTATCGTTCAGGTCGGACATCTCAATATGCTCATCGAAAATTCTAAGTAATCTTTCTGCTTCGTGAAGTCGTTCTTTAGCCGCAATATGCGGTCTAACAGAATCCCAAACTTCATGAAGTAATGCTACTTCAGGACTCATCGTTATACTCCTCATCAGTTGGTTCTAATACGTCAGGATCAATATCTTCAATTACTTCTTTCTGTGCAATTGGATTCTGTTCCCACTCGTCTATAACTATTTGAAGTTTCTCATTAGACCAGCCTTTTCTGAACTCTTTAATTTCTTCACCAGTCACTGGTGATGTATATAAAAGTTTGTTGCCAGTCTTAACGATAATGCCTTTTTGTTCAAGCATTTCTACCATACCACTGTACGGGTCCATTCCTGTTTCATATGGAATCTTAATCTGCACACCTTCAAAAGGTTTGCTGTATCTAGACTTCACAACTTTACAAGCGGCTCTAATACCTTGTACTGTAGAAACTTTATTACCGTCCTCATCTTCTTTAAGTTTTAGTTTTTTAATTGCTACTACAATACTTGATGCATATATAAAACCTTGTCCTCCACTGATTTTATCATCAGGGTCAAACATGTCTTGCGATGCATAAGTGTGGTTGGTTGCTACAATGCCAATCGGATAAGGGGCAATCTGGTTAACGGTGTTTCTAACTAAAGACGCTAACGCCTTTGGCTTTCTACCCATATCACCTTTCATGTCACCTTTTTCAAATTGTGCAACGTCTGTTGGTGTAAGTAACATTCCCAAACTATCAATTACAAATAACAACTTAGGCATATCATCATATTCTAGCTCGCCGTAGTTAGTTTTATAGTCTTTCATAAATTCACTAATTGCTTTAGCAACATCGTCAATCATAGAAACACTAATTTTTAATAGTTTATCTGGGGTTGTTTCTACATCTAATGCTTGTAACCATTGTTCATCCAACGCATTCTCAGAGTCAAACAATACTACTTGACATCCTTTCTTTTGTGCATTCCTAACAATGTTACCTGAACATATAAATGATTTACCAGAACCAGATTCACCTGCAAACACAGTTACTTTACCGAGGGGAATACCCCCGGCAAAGTCTCCACTAATTAAATAGTCTAGAGTGTGGTTACCGGTGCTGATCCAATCCCTAGGGTCATGGAATCCTGCACTAATACCACTAATGCTTTTAGTTATACCTGTTCTGAACTTAGTTAAGTCAAATGGCTTCTGCATGATAACTCCTTAAGATGTTGATCTGTTACGGATCAAGTTCAGGATGTCATCTGCTGATTTTTTACCTTTGTCTTCTACTTCTGCCACTGGTGCCACTGTTGCAACTGGTACTGGAGCAGGTGCAGTTTCAACAACAGGTGCTGTTGTTTCCGCTACTGCTGGTGCCGGTGCTGTTACTGGTGCCACTACTGGAGTAGGTGCAGGTGCTGTTGCTTGAGCTGGAGCACTTGATGCCTGAACTGCTGTTGCAGGAACTTCAACGCCATATGGCTTGTAGAAGTTACCCCATTTTGCAGGATCATATAACTCACCATCTACTGAAGCCGCAAACATTTCTGCAATTGCGTTGTATCCTTCGGCAGTTGGTTGTGCTGGTAAGTAGTCGCTTAGATTGAATAAACCATTGGCATCAACAGCCGCTAGTTGCGTTTCATCTAATGAACTATCTTTACGAGCCCAGTTTGATGTTGAATAATCAGCGTATTGCCCTTTAGTAGTTTTAGTAACTCTAAAGTCACAACCATTAACATAATCAGTTGGAATATTTTCCATATCTGGGTCCATTAATGCGGACTTAATAATGTTAAAGATTTGTGGTGAAATAACAAATCGTCTAATTGGGTTTTCAGGTGCTTCCTCGTTTAGAGGACTGTCAATAACAAATCCTTGAAAAATATAAGAACGTTTCTTCCAATATTTCCTGCCCATATCTTCTAATGAAGAATCCTTAAACCAAGGCCTAACTTCCGTTAGTACTGGACATGTGTCACCGTACATCTCGCCACAAGGGACTTGTACTGTAACTGGTTTGTTTTCTCCGCCTACTACACCTGGGAAGGTGAGACGAATCATTTGACGTTCAATCCAAAAGAAAGTATTATTTGTATCACTGTCAGGTAAGAACCTTAGTGTTACATTTGTACCTTCGTCAATATTCCAATGAGGAAATATTGCGTTATCGGATTGCTTGTTGTTGGAACCGGGTTTGGTTTCCATTGATGAGAGCTTCGCTCTGATTTCTGCTAATGAGGCCATGATGTTTCTCCTATGTTGCCATGTTTGCCATGTTCGCCGCAATATTGCGACTGTTACTATTATAAATGCCTAGATAAGAAAAGTCAACCGTTTTTTTAATTTAATATTGACACATTTTTTCTTAACAATAGTATTTAGCAAAAAACCCACATAAAGCGGGTTTTTTTAGGTCTATAAAAGAATTTACTATTTACTGTACTTGATTAATTGTTGGACCACTAAAGAAAACTTCAATTGTAGCTGTACCAGTTGTTGCGCCGCCTTGAGTAATTTGTGCTAGTATATCTGTTTCACTAGCGTAAGTATAACCTGAATCTATTTTGTATTGTTCGCCGTCTGCTTGAAAGCCTGAGAACAATCTATCTGTGTCGCCTGAGTCACCTACTGTAATTTCTGTTGTCGCATTATAAGAAGACCAGTTAGTAGCTTTTGTAACCATTACATTAAGAATTTTTGTATTTGCGGCAACTGAAAACAAAAAGAAATTAGCGCCACTGTTATAATTTACAGTTTCTGTAATTGTTTGCACTTTGCTTGACGTTGCTGTATCCATTTGTAATTTAGTTACTGCTTGATCATCCGCTGTACCTGCTAAACAATCTACTGGCGAAAGGCTATTATTTGCATTCTTTAATGATATGTCGCTTGCTGAGCCAACAATTTTTTTGCCTGCTTTACCAAGCTCAACTGTTGCACTTACTCCTGCAATACCGTAATTTTTTACTGAATCGACCATTTTGTCTCCAAATATTTATATTAGTTATAGAATGTCAAATTGTTCTATGAACTGTTCGTATTGATCTTCTACGCTTTCTGCTACACTTACAGGTACTTCATGCTGTTGGTGGGCACCTAATAAACAACTTTTGATAGTTGTGTACTCATGTTGTGACATTCTGTCCCCGTTATTGAGCTTCTTGCTAATTCCTGATAAGTAGTTACCTAAATGAGAATTGGTTACACTAGTACTCATTTGTCCTACTTGATGTCCTAATTTCGCATATGGTGTTGCAAACTCCATTCCGTCATCTTCAGATAATAAGCTCTTTAGTGATGCAAATGTTTCGTTTGTAACTGCCGTATTAATTATGCTTTCAAAACTTGTTCTTCTTGACATTGCTGTTTTAATAGAATCTATTACGTTAGCAACTTTGTTATCAAAATGTGTTTCAGTAAATTTACTTTCTAGGTCAATGTCATCTTGTAACACTTCTGTATGGGACCTATCTAACACTTGTTCTGTTGCATTAGCATATGATTTAACACCTGCTAACTTAGTAAATGATTTTGTTATATAATCAATGTTCTCTACAGCTAATGCCACATAGCTCTCGTTTTCTTCATTTACGAGACCTGACGTTTTAACATAACGTACAAACTCTCTGAGTTTTCTTTGTTCTGTTGCCATTTCATTAATAGCATTACCAACTGAATCAAACGGCTCTCCGCCATTCTTTACATGTCTTGCCATTGCTCTAGCGGCTTTGAGATTAGTCTCTGCCATTTTAAATCTTTCGTCGCCACGTTGTATAAAGATACTGTGAATATTTCTACTACGTGATCCTCTAATTTCTTCGTTAACTTCTTTTTTATGTCTTACAATAAGTTTAACGTTGTCTAAGCCTTGATAACTTGTTTTGCTACTGCCTGACATAGAACTGAATCCTTCTTTTACGTCTTCAGGTTCTTCAGGACATTCACATCCTGGAACTTTATCAATGTCTAACGTTTCTCCGCCTTTAACTTTACCGCACTTAGGACATTTTGTGCCATAATTACTTAACGTAAAATTGCTTTCATCAATATCTGCTTCTTTTGTATTTTTCATATTTTCTTGTCCTTCATATGCCTTATCTTCAAACATGGAGCCTGGCCAGTTTCTTAAATCGGCTTTAAATGCTTTCAATGCCTCGAATGATTTGTCGCGACTGAGTCCTTGGGTTTGTATTGCTTGAACCATTGATTCGTCATCATCAAAATTAGCGAAGAACCAATTTCTTTCTGCTTCACCTAATTGACCCTTTGCCATGTTTATAATAAACGTATAAGCCATTGGGTATTTATACGAATGATAACCTGGTAAATCATTTTGAAATTCGTTTAGGTCTGATTCTACTTTAGGATCGTTGCGTAGCTTAGAAATAACTTCACCCGTATTACTACATGCCGAACAGCCGTCGCCTTTACACTTAGGACATACTTGTGGATTTCCTCCAACTGGTCTAGTGTGCCTATGTGCTGGGTCGTATTGCTTTTTATCTTTGCCAGTACTGTGAGTGCTACTAGTTGTAGGTCGCTTAAATTCTGAAATAGTATCTACTGGTAAACCTGCTAGTTGCTTTAAAGTGTTTAATGCTTCTAATACGTCGCCCATTGGTTTTTCTGATTTTTGTGCAATGTCTATTGTTTCAGACTTAGGTTTTAGTACCTTGCCAAAAATCTTAAAATCAAAATTCATTAAATAATCGTTTGCTAAGTGCTTAACTGAATCACGTAAATCGTGGTTGTCAAAGTCTTCTCTAACTCCCATGGATACTGTTTCTGTTGCTTTATCAAGTCTTACAAGTATATTAGGTTGCTTGATAACAAACCTCGATGCTTCTGTTGGATCAATAACTGTTTCACCAGCGGAATTTAAGCTCAAGATATCATACCCGCTACCTGCGAGCAAGTTAAATGCCTTTTCAGCTACTAATTCTATGTTTACAGCCATTTAGAATACTCCTTTATCAAATACTATTTATCAAATAGTTAAAGAATCCCTAAGGGCATAGGACCGTCATCATCTTGATCATCCCATTCACGGTCATAATCACCGTAATCATTAGGGTTTGCTAGGGTACTATTAACAGCATCAAATACTTCGTCTTCAAATGTACTAATGTAATGTATCATTCTTATGCAGAGTATCATAGACATAACTAAATCATCATGTTCGCCTGGTTTAGCACTAAAACTATTACCTTTAGCAACAAAGTTTTTAAGTTCAGACAGCAACGGTCTACTGTTAATTGTTATTTTGTCTTGTTCTATTAATCGTTTTAAACTTAAACATGCTTCTACTTTAGTTCTATGTCCTGTAGTAAAACCTTTTCTTGCTCGCCTACCTGATACTTTTTTAGGTTCATGCAAGAAGTCACCTGGAAAACTTTCTTCACCTGTGTCTCTAATTACAAGTAATGCGGCTTCGCCTATACTGTTATTCTCAACACTCCAATAGATTTGCTCCACTTGTAACTCTGTTAGATATTGCATAATATCCATCATTACTTTCATTTGCCCTTCAATAGGCGTCATGTTGTGTTGCCATTCAGCAACCTGAACCATTGTAGGTAATTCAAATACTTGTATGCCTGCGGCATCGCCGCCTGTGCCTGTTGATGGATCTAATCCAATTACATAAGTGCATGTAGGATGTGGATGTTTGTACCAACGCACTTGCCCCATTGTTCTAATAGGATCTACACCAGACATATCAATAAGTTTTAGAGAATTTATAAGTGTTTCATCATATATGACAAATTCACATTCATGCTCTCGCCTAAACCGCTCTTCGCCTATACTGTTACGTTCTTGGTTTGCCCACGCACTATCTCTGTCTGGATGCTGGTCCCATTTAGCTTTATATCCTTTAAAGCCGTTCTTACCTGTACCATCTGGCGTTTCGTTGCCGTATTCATCAAATGTGTTTAATGAGTTTGCCCAAATAGTAGCAAAGGTATCATCATCACTATTAGGTGTGCTTGTAACAATACACTTACCACCTGTTGCTAATGTAGGTGACAGTGACGTCCAAAACTCTTTTGCTATTGTGTTTCTTACAAATGCAAACTCATCTAAGTAAACTAATGTTAAGGACATACCACGTCCAGTTGTTTCAGTTGTTGTACTACTAACTATTCTACTACCATTGTCAAATGTAATACTGCTTTTATTGTATTCTACTACACCTGCTCTAATATGGTCTGGACAACTTTCGTATGAAAACCTAATACGTTGCATAATTTCGCTGGCGCCTGCCGCTTTGTGAGCCGCAACTAATATTGTGCTGTCTGGTTTAAACATAGCATACCATAGCAAATAACCTGCCGCAACAGTAGTTTTACCCATCTGTCTGCCTAGCATGTTAATACTATATCTAAATTTGTTGTAGTTTTTAATGAGGTCTAGCTGGTAATCGTACGGGTCAAATTGCATTTGTCCGTGTACTGGATGTTGTATTCTCATGAAATTTACCATAAAATACAATGCACCATCAACATCGTCACAACATTGCTGGAATTCTTTTATGGTTTTTTCGTCGTAATCGAATATCTGATTAGCTGGTTTTACCAGACTAGTATCCGCTGTTCCTCTAGGCATGTAATCGCTCCATGCTAGTATTTATACGGTAATTGAATTTACTTAAGACGTTGTTGGAGTTTGTCTTTAATAATATTGACTAAAGTTTGCTTTGCATCACTCTTGTCGGAAGGTTCTGGATCACCGCATGGTGATTCATCATCACTATCTGGAGAAACAACTACCATTTCATCTTCTGGTGATTCATCATCTGGGCTAAGTAAGAGCTCTTCTTGTTCTGGCTCATCATTAGCTTCAGGCTCATCATTAGCTGGAGCATTTAAATTAGGAAGTGATAATCCTGCTAGTTGCATGATTTTTTGTAACTCTTCCATATTGTCTGCACTTGCTTCAATACTTACAGAACCTTTATCAGTATTTTTATGCTGTTTAAATTCTACTGATCCACCTTCTGTACTATCTTGAGGTTCTCCGCTAGTAATACCATAAGCATCGCTCATTGCTTCATCAATAGATTCTAATCCTGCTAGTTGCATGATTTTTTGTAGTTCTTCAACTGCTTCTTCTACTGTTTCTTCTTTGTCTTCGTCTTTTTTTCCTTTCATTACTCCGACTGCTTTGCTATATCTTCCTTTAGCGTCCTTTATTTTTGCTTTATCTTCATCGGTGTCCACATCATCTTTCTTGCCGTTCTTTTTATCTTGATATGCTTGTAGTCCTGCAGGTAATTTACCTTCATCTACTGGAGCGTCTGTAGTAGGCATAACTGGAGTGATTCCGTCAGCTTCGTACATTTCATCAATAATGTTAAGTAACGTCTTACATAAGTCTAGGTCGTTTACTGGATTGCTCATTTTATTCCCCCAGACTGATTAATTGTTGTTACTTCTTTAGAATCGGTGCTTTGTCCCATGTTGCCTGCGTTATTAATAGTGTCCCATATAGGTCGTAAAGTGTCACCCATTAAGTCATCTTTATCAGGATACTGTCTAAAATAGTCTGCACCTTTTTCTGCTTTAATTTTTTCTAGCTCTGCTAAGAACTTAGCATTGTATTCTTCACCAAA